GGGGATGTAATTTTGGTATCCTTCTCGGCGATGCGTTGAAGAAATTTGATCTTCCCTTCGATTGTGCGTCCTCCCCCCATTACCCCGAAGAGCCTATTGATTTGTTGCCTCTCCATGCTATCGGGTCTACCCCACGCTTCGGTAGGGACAAACTTAGGTAACACCAGTAAAAACTCTTTGGCGCGGGATGTCTTGGGCGCCTCTTGCAGAGGCTGCGGGGACTTAACAAACTGTTCGTAGATGAGATCTAATACTTCATCTTGCATGCTGGTATCTTGTGCACGGTGTGGCGCCTCGGGTGTTCCCACCACATCAATAAACATATCTTTAATATAATCTGACATTTACTTTCCTCTAGATGATGATGTCGGCGATACCCATTTCGACCGCTTCTTCTGCAGATAAATAGACATTCACTTTGCGTTCAATCATTTTTTTAAGTTTTGATCTCGTCATCTTTGTCTCAGAGATAAGGGCGTCACAATACATGTCCTGTAGTTGCTCGATAGCTTCAAGTTCATTCATCATGTTGTGAAGGCTCCCATGGTTGCCTCCCATTACCGAATGAATCATAACACGACAATTCTTCCCAATCTTGCGCTTTCCCTTTGTGCCCGATGCCAGTAGCAGAACGCCGGCGGACATTACTTTGCCAAGCCCGATGGTATGAAACTCGCTGGTTTCGCGCAGTTGTCGGATTACGTCGTAGAGTGCGAACATGTCGTCAGCACTCCCTCCATATGTGGATATATAGAACTTAATCGGTTGCTCCTCTTCTGGCTTTGAAAGGCGATTAATCTCATCTAAATATAAAAAGGCATGCACCAAGTCTGCTACCTTATCTTCCAACACATCCGAAAAAAGCCCCACAATGCGCAGATCTGGCTCGGGTGGTCCCGACAGCTGTGAAGGATCTAGCATAATAATCTTCTTTTCTTTTTCATCTGCCGACTCTTCAGCAGAGGTTATAAACTGTTTAATTTTTTTAATCATCTTACCCCCTAGGTTTAATAATATGATCAGCCAATTCTTTGTTTTCATTCAAATATCTCATCGCAGACTCCCAGTCCTCAAATTCAAGTACCTGTTTAAAGTAATTAGGGGTTGCCCTCACTAAGTTATCAATTGATTTGCTCTTAAAGAATGCTATGTCATTATCAATGTAAAGTTGATAGCTTTCTACCTCCTTTTCAGTGGCGCGAGCTTTTTTTAGTTGCTGGGATCCAAACGTGCGAATATAAGCATATTGTTCCAGCGCTCGGATGAGTAAAATGAGGCTCGTCAGTTGGGATGTCTTTAACATTGCGACCGTTAAACTTCCAGACCGGTAAATGTAAAATGTTTTACAGGTGTAGTACCCAAAGATAAAAACTAAAAAATAGAGCAAAAATTCCATGAGGGGTTCTCCTTCCAAAAAAATAACCACCGCGTACGGTGGTTATATTATAACAGAACGTAATTACTTTGTCAAGGTGTTACTTAACAAGACGCTTCATGATGCGCTCGGCAAGGTTTTCAACCACCTGCTCACGCTGGTTCTCGGCTTGGAGGCGCGCAGCTACTCTGCGTGCAACCTCGGCAACAATTTCGTCTTCATTGACATAAGCCTCATCGCCTTTCTTTTCGCCGCGACCCTTGCCGCTTGTCTTCTTTTTCTCACCTTTCTTGGTGGTATAATCCTTCTCGCCCTTATGGGTTTTAGAATCATCGTCCTCGGATGCACCGGTGCGCTTTGCGCCCGTTTCCATCATCGGCTCTTCGACTTCCTCTTCTTCCTCAGCGCCTACTTCAATCTCTTCTCCGCCCGGTACAGGCTCCATCTCAACTTCAGCAGCATCAACTTCCATATCATCCATGGCTGGTTCATCCAAATCCTCACCTCCTTCGGCGCCAGCTTCAATAGATACTTGGTCAGCGATGCCAAGAGCATCAGCAACTGCAGCGACAACATCAGCCATTAACTCTTCTCTTTCAGAATCGTCGATGCCGGACATATCCGCGTCGTCATCAGCTAACTCGTCGTCAGCAATATCTAGTTCGGCGCCCTCTTCGTCAGCGACGTGGTCTTCCGCACCAAGCTCGTCTTCGGTTGCATGCAATTCATCTTCAACATGCTCCTCATCGTCACGGGCGCCGGGCATTTCATATCCCATTTCTTGGAGCTTCTCGCTCCGAATTGGCGAAAGATTGGCTAGCTTCATGAACTGCCTAATTTCGCTCTCTGTTAACAAAGTCTTACGAGCCATTTAAAATTCTCCTATATTTCTTAAAGAAACTCAAAAATAAATAGTAATGTGTTTGGTTAAACACCTAAAAAAACGGATTGTGCATAAATGCTTTCTTCTTAATCTTTGCGAGGGCTTTGGTTTCTATCTGCTTTATCCGCGCAAAAGATAAATGAAGCCTCTCGGCAATTTGCCTCAAGGTCATCGGTCCGTGCTCATAAATAGATACCAGTGAGCAATTATACTCATCCTCATATTCTATCCAGTGCTTACAATCTTTAATGGGGCAACATGTCTTAAGTTCTCTACATTTTTTAGAGCAATCAAGCAAACCATAGCCATTCATAATTCAGGGTGCTCCTCGGCAATCAGATCGAAAATGTTTTCAACCTCGCCATCATTGAGAGCAAAGTCACGCATCTTTTGCTGACCTTCTTCTCTGAGCTTTTTGGCTCTGTTCTTCTTCTTTATAGAGAGACCACCCACCTCATCGATGTATTCCTGAATACGGGGATCTTCGTCAATGTAGCCCGTGATGATATTCCGGAAAAACTTAGCCTGCGTCAGTCCGTCCGCCTTTAGGCGCAACAACAGCTTTGCATGACGATGATCGTTTTCAGTAAATACTACGCGCTTATTAAGCTTGCCATAATCAAGATCGTGATCCATTACCATTGCCTGTGAGTGATGTGAGTTCTGCTCTCAGATTGTCCGGCTGGAGTTTGCACCACAAATTGCGCCCTGCACTGTAGTTGTGCTAGTGTGCGCGCGCCCGAATAGGAGAACCCCGAACGAATCCCTTTCTCTAAGTCTGCGAGTATAGCCCCCACTGGACCGCGGTATGGCACTTGTGCAGAGACTCCTTCGAACGATGAGTATTTCCCACGCCATCTAATCTGCGCCTCTTTACTAGCCATACCTCGATAAGTTTTCCATTGTTGTCCCTCACGATCTCTTAAAATCTGTCCGGGTGTTTCGTCAGTGCCCGATAAAAGTGAGCCACACATGACCGCATCTGCGCCTGCAGATAACGCCTTGACGATGTCGCCTGAGTTACGGATCCCCCCATCAGCAATGATTGCAACGTCCCTATCTGTCTTTGCACAATCCATAATAGTCTGGAGACCGGGTAGTCCGTGTCCCGTCTGGATGCGAGTCGAACAAATGGAGCCGCCGCCAATATTACACCGTACGGAGTCAGCGCCCCAGTCAGAGAGAGCGTTAACTCCCTCCAGCGTAGCAACGTTTCCTGCCATGATGTGCGTTTCGGCGCCCACTACATCGCGTAGTTGTCCTAAAGCCTCCTTCATCATGATGTGGTGACCATGCGCAACATCCACACATAGGAAGGTTGCGCCGGCTTGCACTGCACATTGGGCGCGCTGTATAAAGTCACCAGTGATCCCAACCGCAGCCCCAGCCGACGTTGCGCCGAGTTGAACTGCCTTGTCAATAATTTCTACCTGCTCAATAACAGAGTTATAGCGGTGTATGATTGCGGCGCCGCCGGAAGCATTCATGGCGGATGCCATCTCTTCCTCCGATACCGTGTCCATAGGGGACGCCAAAACGGGGAGAGGCAGCACTAGTTCTCGTCCCAAGTCCGACGATATATCTATTTCTGCTCTACTCTGAATATCGGAGTAGCGAGGAATCAATAGTACATCGTCGTACGACAAACACCGAGATAGCAAGGTTCTGCCTTCAATGGTGATCATTCTTTATTCCTCTTGTGCTTCAGGAGGTCGGGCTGAATCACCGCGGGATTTTCTAAAGGTGGGGGATCGCTCGCGCAATTCCTTTTCGGTTAAAGGTGCTGGAGGATCCTCTGCTTGTCGCTCCTCTTCCGCATCTTCCTCCGCGGCTTCCTCTACCTCTTCCTCTTCCGGTGGGTGGTTCAAGAGTGCCAAAGCCTCGGCGCCGGCAGTTTTAATCAGAGGCGCATATTGCTGTAAAGTTAGCATAGCTCCCTCTAATTGTGCTAGCTGGGCAGCATAATTAGACAACGTGCCTACGTCTGTTTCGTGAGTGGCTCGGCGCGCCATGTCTTTCATTAATCCCAGCACGCCCAGTGCTTGAGATTTCAGGTTAAGTATAGTCGCCTGTAGTGTTTCGTCAGTCATTATTGTTTCTCCTTTTCGATGAATGATTTGATATGCTTCACTGTGTACCATGTTTTTTCGTTAGGGTGTTCAGGATCGTCTAAGATTCTAAGACGTGGTTTAGGGGAACCCGTGTTTATAAGCCCAATGGTAGGTACCCCATTAATTCCTAATTTTTCTACAATTTTGGGGCTGTCGTCGATGTTAAAAGCAAAGAAATACAGATCTGTGTAAGTTTCTGCAATATCTTTGTAGTATCCGCTTAAGGCGTGGCAATAATCGCAACCATTAGAGTAGAATTTTATCACGCATGTGGCAGGATTGGTGGGTCCACCTAAAATCTGGTGAAGTGCCGCTTCTGAAATTCTTTCAACTGCCATGGGGCACCTCTTCTGTTGGGTTTTTGGTCTTCATTCTGTCTCCTTAAAGTATTCTAGTGCCATCTTGCGTGCCATTTTCCAACACGTTGGACAGTACAGCCTTACGGTGTCGGTGTCCTTCACGACGACGTTCCATGTTTTTGCCATTTTCTTGCTTTTCTTATCGAATGGTGCGAGGCAGGCAAGACACTCATCTGGCAAATTTTGAAATTGAGAAATTTTATCGGCGATATTTTCAGCCGCTTCCTTGTTCATCTTTTTTTCTAATGTGCGTCGATTTTTACGATTCATCGATTGATTCCCTCCACTCTCCAAAGTTCTTCGTTGCCATCAAACACCACCACTGCGGATGGGAATGGTGCACTATTTGTGCTGTCGCCAAACTTAAGGCGCCCTTTCACAAAATGAATCTCCGAAGCTTTCATGACATACTTGTGCCAATACTTTGTGTCGGTTCGGGCTGGAATGAGCATCACAACTCTGGTGTTCTCTTTCATGGCTTCATTATAACCCTTCTCGATCCATTTGTCAATACCTCTTCCGTACGGAGGGTTAACGAAGCAAGTAAAACCTTCCCAGTCTCTTTCCAGTCCGTTCTCAGCCTCTGTGAAGAAGTTGGCGCACTTTGTGTTGTGTGTGGTGGCACATGGATCCAAATTAAATGGTCCAAAGCGCCAGTTTAATTTATCAAAAAAGTCTTGGGGTGTTGACCACATTCCTGTCTTCGAGCTGAACATTGTTTGTTGTGTCGCCTTATCCATCAGTGCTCCCCAAGGCGCCGGCGCCTCTGTCGCTAATGGTGATGGGGTAGCTGTAGATACGAGACTCCTCCACTTCCAGCGGGCGGAAATGTACCACCGGCGTCATAACGATCTGCGCGATCTTCATGCCGGCGTAGATGAATTGTGGTTCGGCGCCAACATTGTGTAAATTTACAAACACCTCGCCTTCGTAGCCTGAGTCTATAACACAAGCACCAACCAGCAGGCTCTTCTTCGCAGCGTTTCCAGAACGGTTCTTCACCTCCAGCATATATCCATGCGGCACACCAAACTTTAAGCCGGTGGAAAACACTTTAGACTCCGCAGGCTTGAGCCACTGTCCGGCGGCATCCCCCTCTTCGGGACTATAGAAAACGTCAAGCCCTGCGTCTGAGGGGTTGGCGCGCTCAGGTGTGCGAGAATTGTGGCGCACTTTTGAATATTCAAGAATCATCCGTGTCTCCTGCTAACATATTAAAATTTTCCACCACTTCGTCAATGTTTACCTTACCTTTGTACAGGCGGTACGCCTTGACTGCTGCTCGGATTTCGTCGGTATTGAGCCATCCGTTCTCACGAAACTCGCTGCGCAAGTCTCGCTTTTGGTCCTTGTAAGGCTCCATTGCCTCTTCGATTGCGTTTAGTGAACGAATGTATTCCTTTACATATCGTTTACGTTCTTCATTTGTTGTGGCCATTAAGCCCTCCTTTTTAATTCTTTATTAATATAACATCTATCTTAAGTGCTGTCAACTATTTTCTGATAGCTGGAGCCCAAATAATTGATGTAGGAATTGTTTTATTAGCGTGTCGCGCTCAGCGTCCGTCTCTGCATCGGCAAACTTATAGTTATAGGTGCTCTTTTGATTGCGCACAAGCTGCTCAAGTCTGCCAACCTCACGTTTCATCCAGCGATTCTGTTGCTTATAGTTTCGGGGAGTTGTGATGTTAAGCTCGTCGGCAATATCCAATAAAACAAAATACTTTTTTTGTTCCATGGCGCGGTTGGCTTCTTGGAATCTACTTATCATATCTTTGCGCATTTCAGTGGACAAATTGGGGTCTACTCGGTCTGGGTGAAGTGTGAGGGCAATCTTTTTGAAGAGTTTAGAAAATGCTTCGTGCATTTCTTTCTCGTCTTGTGTCATTTGGTAAGATTCAGGCGCCGGTGGGGGCGGGGAGGAAGATTCATGAACAATTATGCTCGTCTCGCTAAGGTTGTCTATGTCGGGTTCATTCTCGTCACTGCTATTGGTGTCTGGCTTTCCGTATAGTTCTTGCACCCGCTCCCGATGTTGGTTGTTGAGTTCGTTAAGATCTATATTGTTGGTGGCACAGAAGCTTTCATAATACTTCTGAAAATCTGGCGCAGCTTCTCGCACAATTTCTTTTACAGTGTCCAGTTCGACGCTGTAAAACCTTAACTGGTTGAGAATTCTCTTCCATTTTAATTTGCTGCTAGCTGCCATACCTTAAGTAGTTTTACTTAAAGTCGAACTTGACCCGGGTTTCAATTTTTAACTGAGGTACATGCAAATGATTAGCAAGATTGTGTTTTTTAGCCTCGTCGCTTTCCAAAAACCAATCTGCGTGCCCTTTCTCGTGCACGATGTCAAGGAAGTAATCCTTGTGATGTCCACAATTCTCCGCCATCATTGTATAAATCTTCTGATTAAGGCGGTCGGTTTCGTCGGCGCTTACTTTAACCTCTTCTACTTTGCCCCAACTCATTGAGCTAACATCGTGAATCATAACTGTGGCGTCTGGATCCATATAGCGCTTACCTTCGGCTCCAAAGCTAAACAAAATAGCGCCGCACGACATTGCTTTTCCTTGCACGATGGTGGCAATCGGAATGCGGCTGTGTTTGATGTCCGAAATCATGGACATGAGGCTATAAACTTGCCCTCCATAACTGTCGATAATAATTGGCAGCACCGGCTGTCCTGTGTTCTGTGCTTTTCCTACAAGTTTCGAGAATTCCTTCGCTGCGGTGCCATCAAACTTTTGTACTCTAATGACCACTGGTAAGTCATCGATGAGCTTTGCTTCCTTCAATAATGGGCTAAAAGTTTTAAGTACGTTCATGGTTATCCTAGTAATCTAAATGTTCTGCCAACCGCATATGTTGAGAATCCCCAGTTTTCATCATAGTTCAATCTCGCCATGTACGGTCGGTTGAGATGCACGCGATCTTTCTCGGGTTTGATACCCCAGCACCTTATTCTAGTTAGTTCGTTGTTGGAATCAATGACCTCTACAATCCAATAGTCTTTACCTTTCTTGGTTTTTCTCGGCACAATCTTGCGCGGGATAAACCAGCAAACCTGTAGTTCTTGATCGAACTCAGAGATGGGTGGAATAAATTTGTCTTGTAGTTTCTGGACCGTCTCGGCATTAATCACCAAGTTGATGGGGAAGACTCCAGTAAGATCCGACTTGAACTGGATGATTTCTTCTTCGCTAAAGTCGCCTTCGGGTCGGTACAGTTCTATATTCTCAGCTAACTTCTTCAAGTTCTTGGGGCGATCCACAATGCATGCAGACCAGAAATGCTTTCGACCAGTGAAGCGATCATCGACAATATTATCCAGTGCTCCGCCGCGACATAAAGCATCCAGAGACTTCTTGTTCAATTTTGAATACGTAATATTCTCGTTAAAGAGGAGATCCTCTGCATTGTTTAACGGACGGTTGGCGAGAATCTGATCGATTGCTGCTTTCCCTAATCCCTTAATAGACGTGAGTGGCTGAATCAGTGTCTTGCCATCCTCACTAATCTCCCACACTGTGCCTGACTTATTAATATCCAGTGGGGCAATGTCGAATCCATATCGCTTGGCGATGTTGATTGCCTTTTCCTTTCTGCTCTCGGGCTCTTTGTCGAGGAATGCTGCCATCCATTCTGCGGGGTAATAGTTCCACAACCACGCGCACTGATATGAGATAATCGAATAGCTCACCGCGTGTGACTTGTTGAAGCCGTAGCCGGAGAAGTATTCAAACTTGTCCCAAAGTGCTTGGGCAGCATCGCGGTCAATGTTTTTCGCCACACACCCCTTAATAAACTTATCGTGAAGCCTGCCCTTGACGGAACCCTTTCCGGTTCCTTTCTTGGTCAAGACCTTGCGAAGCATGTTGCCTTCGTCAAGAGTGAGCCCACCCAGCTTGTGAGCCAGCAAAGCAATTTGTTCTTGGAAGATGAGGAAGCCATAAGTTTCTTCAGTGATCTCTCGTGAATCAGGAGTAAGATAGCTGATGCGCTGGGGATGCCCCTTGGCTTCTACATAATCTGTGTCTACCCCTGCCGACAATGGACCGGGACGAAAGATAGAAGTGATAGCTGATACGTCAATGATGTTGTTCGGCTTCGCTCTCACACAAAATTGTTGTGCTCCATGCTCTGTGAACTGGAAGACACCTGCCCATTTTCCTGTGTGAAAGATGTTCTCGTAGACAGTGGAGTCGTTCATATCCAGAATGTCTGGGTGCAGTATGCGTTCATAATAATCTCGCACCTGTGCAAACGTCGGCTCTTCAACGCCGTGATGACGCTGGAGGATGTGCTCGATGCAACCTTCCATCATCTTAAGGGTGGAAAGTCCAAGCAGATCGAACTTAATGAAGCCCATGGGCTCAAGATGGCGAACGTTCTGTCCCTCCGCCCATGGTGCCTGACGCACACCGCCAGAATTAATCAACGGCATATTGGAATCAAGGTTCTCTGCGATGACAACGCCGCCAGCGTGACGCGAGCATGATCTAACTTGTCCGACAAGTCCCTCAACGTGCGTCTTAACCTCCGGGTGTTTGTTTAGATATGCTTGGAGAGAAGGGGAAAACTCCATGACCTCTTCCCATGTTGGCGCGTAAACACCTGCCTTTACACCATGCTTACGCTTAGCCTCCGGCGTCGCTTCCCGGATCATAATAGAGGTAACGGTGTTGACCTCAGTGAAAGGGATATTATATAGCTTTGAGATATCCTTAATTAAACTTTTGAGCTGCAGCGTGTTCCAGTTAGAGATGGGCGCAACACAATCCTCTCCCCACATCTCAACTAACTTTTCTTTCAGTGCCATGCTGTCGGATACATCGTAGTCAATATCTGGGTAGTCCTTAGCATCAGAGCGTAAGAAGCGAGAGAACAGCAAGTCATGCTTAATGGGATCCACTTGAGTAATACCAAGCGCATAGGCGACAAGTGAGCCGGCGGCTGATCCTCGACCGGGACCGGTCAGCATCATGTCTGTTGCTACATCCACGATAGACTTCATGGTTAAGAAATATTTGGAGAACCCTCGCTCGTCAATAACATTAAGCTCTTGTCTCAAACGCTCAGTGTACTCTGAGTTTTTATGAAATCCCCTGTCCTTTAGACCTTCAAGTGCATAATTAACAAGCGCTTGAGTTGCGGTATAGCCAGCCGGTACAACGAATTCGGGGAGGCGGACTGTATTGTCAGGCAAGAAAGACTCGATGCGTTCAAACGCAATGCGATGTGTCTCCTCAATACTTTTCAAGACTACTGCATCATCGTATTCAAACCCACCGCTTTCTGAATACTGCTTGTAGCTTTCCCAGATTTGATCACCGTTCTTCGGATACAGTTCATATCCGATTTCTTCAACCCCAGCGGGAAGTTGTGATTCTTCCTCTGCCCATGATGGTCTACCCTTTCCAAGCCACCCCAATCGCTTGTATAGTTCGCGGTCCTTCCAAGCATCGGGATTCGGGTAGTGGCTGTCGGCTGTTGTGATCAAACTAACGCCCATTTCTTGTGCCGTCTGGATAACAAATTGGTTCAGCTTATGCTGGTCTTCAATGTTGTTCCATTGTATTTCTGCATACCAACGGTCACCAAATATTTCTACCATGCGTTCGGTGGTATCACGCATGGCACTTAAAACTGCTTCATCGCTTTCTTCGCGGTTCTCCCAATAATCACCCGCGTACACACCTCCAAGGCATGCGCTAGCGGCGATAATACCCTCGTTGTACTTCTCCAAAAGTCTATAGTCTATACGGGGGTACCTATAAAAATTCTCTGACTGGTAGCTCTCTGAGACCAGCTTAAACAGGTTGTTGAGACCTGTCTGATTTTGTGCCAACAGGACGAGGTGACGTCGGCGCCGAAGGATATCTTGTGTCTTCTTGCTGGCGCCCTCATCCTCAACAGTTGCGCCTGAAGCTTTAGCTGCTTTGGCGGATCTGGCGCGCTTCTTATCTTCCATCGCTCTGGTGTATTCTTCTTGCCACTCCTCAACGGACGGGATAAAGTATGCTTCACACCCAAAGATTGGTTTAAACTCTTTGCCGCCCTCCTGCATTTTCTTTGCGTGCAGTACTTGGTATGCTAAGCCGTTCATGTTTCCATGATCAGTGAGCGCTAGTGCATCTCCGCCATTTTCATAACAAAAATCCATGTGTGCCTGTGGATATCCAATGGCATCGAAAATGGACCCCGCTACGCTGTGCGCGTGCAGCCCAACAAATTTAATCTTAGAATCAGTACGACTCATAATCCCTCCTTAAGTCTTATATGGTATAATAGCATGTTTATGAGGCTTCGTCAAGAACTCTGATGGTTTTTTTATTATTTTATCTGACGCAAGATAACTTCTATAGCCTTCCCATGTCGAGAGATCAAAGAACCACTCCGGTTCATATATATGCGCGTCTGCAGTATTCAGCTTATTAAACACCACGGATAGATCGAAATTCTTTGCTGACCAGCGCTCCTCCAGCGGCAAGCGCTTGCTGGGGTATTGCTCTCCCTCTTCGGTATTATAAAACTCCTTGGTAGTCTCTTTGTTAACGTGGCGCCGGCAATGGATATAGTCTTGCCCCAGCATTGTAAAACAAAGAGGCACGTCATCTACAACAGTGTGCCCGTCGTGCTTCATTAAAAAGTTGTTCGAGGGATCGGATATCTCGCGACGGTGTTGGCGTAGATCATAAACATTATAAGCAGACATAGGGAAAGCGATAAAGTACTTCTCGGGCACGACCCATTTAGATATATGGTTGGCGGTGCGCCATGCTGCATAGATGCCGGCAAGGATCGACCAGCCATATGAATCGCGGCGCCCAATATCTTTAGGGTGAATGGGAACATAATAAATAGGTATCTCGCGCCTGTTCTCAGAGTTTTCTCCGTATTGTCTGCGGTTTAAGTAGACAGGATCATACACCCACTCGCCTATTCTTTTACGCACCATCGGAGCTAAGTCTGAGTTAGCAACAATCCAAATAGTTTGGCACCCGGCTATCGAACATTCGAAGACGGCTTTCTGAATCGCA